GCTAGCGATGGCCTCCGACACCTACGATGTTTCCGTGTTGGTTATCCAGTTCAATAGCCCGCTATAGATCGGAGGACATATTGTGACAAATTCTGAAGCTCTCGAAATCCTGGGTGCAAAGAGGTCGGCGGTCAACCAGGCCATCAATGGGCTGGAGCGTTACAAGCGAGAGCAAGCGCACTGGCTGGAGGTGTATACAGCCGAGCATGTAGATGAGGTCCGGGCCTTTGCCGCTACCGTTGGTGCTGACCTGACGGCATGGACGGGATTAGACGCATGACGCAGCCGCCCGAGGTGCAGATCACCGACGAGGGAGCATAATGGATGAAGGTATAACTCAAGCCGATCTCGAGGCGCTGGTTGCACTGAACGTGCTGGCAGCGGAGCAGCTGAGACGGATAATAGCCGAACGCCTGGTGGCAGAACTCAAGGCTGAAGTCTCTCGCTGGAAAGGCATGGACAACGGCGCTGTCGGCAGCGAAGCCTTGCCAACAGCGTCAACGATCTTGGAGGGCTAGATGCCAGGGCCAGGGATCGTCGGTGTCTATACGGTGTTGGCAGATTGGAACGCCGACGGGGATTATGATGACACCTATGATGACATCACCGGTGACACCCTCTCTATGTCTTGGAGCAGGGGCAGAGACTACGCCAGCCAGCTGACCGGCAACTCCATTGCAGGTCAGGCCACCTTCATTCTGCTCAACAACGACGGGAAATATAGCCCGTCCAACACCTCGTCGGTCCTGTCGCCGAACCTTGTCCCTGGCAGGGCGATCCAGATTCAGGCAGGGGAGGGACATTTCCCCTACGAGTTCCCGATCTCCTTTGAGGATGTGCCACGGTGGACCGGGCGCATCGAGCGGATTACGCCCAGTCCGTCGGGAGATGATGTCAAGACCTGCGAGATCGTGGCGTTCGGTTCCCTGGGATACCTCAATCAGTTTGCCCTCCAGCTCGCAACCGAAACCGACATCACAACCAACACGGCTGTCGGGTCGATCCTCGACGGCGTAGGATGGCCCGCAGCTGACAGAATCCTGGACACCGGGGTGACCACGATCCCCCGGTTCTGGGTGTCGGGGTTGTCGGTTATCCGAGCCCTCAGAAAAGTCGAGGAGGTCGAGGCGGGATTTGTCTTAGAGGGCAAAGAGGGCAAGATCGTTTTTCAGAACCGCTACCATCGCCTGACCGAATCCACGTCCACCACCTCCCAGGTTACGTTCTCCGACGCATCAGGGGCGGCGAACCCCTACATGTCACTCGATCAGGAGGACCCGCTCGCCACGGTCGCCAACCATATTTCAGCCCAGGTCAACACCTATACGGTGGCGTCTGTGGCTGTCCTTTGGACTCACCCCGAAACAGGAGCAGCCTCCCCAACCCTGGCACCAGGTGAAAGCAAGACATTCGAAGCGTTTTACCCCAACCCAGCCTCTGCAAATAATGCCGTCGAGGTCAATGCCTGGACGACCCCTGCGGCGACTACAGACATCCTGGCCAATACGTCTCACTCGGGGTCAGAGGGGGACAGCGGCGACAAGACCTCTGATATAACCATCGTTGCCACTAAATCAGCAGAGCGCATGACGGTCACCCTGACCAACTCTGTCAACGGGGTCGATGTTTACCTGATTAGGCTGCGATGTAGGGGGACAGCTGTTACGGTGAACAACCCCGTGATCGTCCGGGCGATTGATACCGCCAGCCAGACGAAATACGGGGAGCGTACATATGAGGCCGAGAGCAGGTTCTTCCCCAACACCACCGAGGCGCAAGCGTGGTGCGACTACCACCTGGTGATCTACCAGAGCCCGGTGGATATTTTGACCATGAGGTTCTCGGCAGCAATCAACTCGAACATCGAACCAGCCCTGAACCTCGATCTGTCCAACCGGATCACGGTGACCGGTACGAACGCCTCCCAGCTGGGGTTCAGTGCCGACTTTTTCATCGAGGCGGTATCCCATAACGTAACGGAGGGCGGCACCAACCATGTCGTCGAGTGGCAGCTGTCCCCTGCATCGACAGGGTACAGCCAGTTCTGGCTGTTGGGGGCGAGCGTCTTAGGAACCAACACTGTCCCGGCCTTCTAACATATTTGATCCGGTGTTCGGGCGGTTTACGGGCGTTTTGGGGGAACCTTGGGGGGAGTTTCGGGGGAGTTTCGGGGGAGTTTCGGAGACAGAGCTAGGGTATAGCTAGGGTATAGCTAGGGTATACAGATGGCTTGGACAATACCGCTGACATGGACTTCAACTATGGTGACCGGGGCGATCCTGAACACCCAGGCGAGCGACAACCTCACATTCCTGGGGGTGCATAGTCACACGGGGGCAGCCGGTATGGGCTCTAGCACCCTCTCAGGGGTGTCCATTTCGGCTCTAGCTGTCCCAACCCTGGCAGATCAGTCTGGGTCGCCCTCTACGACAGGGAGGCTCCAGAGAAACACCACGAACCTTGAATGGTACAACGGCTCTGCCGTGGTGGGCCTATATGCCGACGGAGCGATAGGGGTGGCAACCCTGCGAACCCTTGGCACTGGCGCACTCCAGGCGGCGGTTGGAACCCATACGCATTAGAGGTTAAGCGATGGCTTGGACAGCACCGAGAGATTGGACAGCGATCACTGACGGGATCGTAACAGCCGCCCAGCTAAACACTGACGTGCGGGACAACCTGTCGTTCGTGGGCGGCACAGATGATGTCACCACCGGCCACACTCACACGGGGGCGGCGGGGATGGGGGCGTCGACCATGTCGGCCCTGACCCTGACCGCCCTGGGGACGTTGACGTTCGCCGACCAAGAGGAGAACCCTGATGCAGCTGGGGAGCTGCAAAAGAACGGGAATGACCTGCTCTGGTATGGGGCATCAGTTGTGAACCTGTCGGCGGCTGATCAGGCCGCAGGTACGGCAAGTCTCAGAACCCTCAACCAGGCATCAGCCACGGCGGCCGCAGCTGGGAACCACGTCCACACGCCTACGACGCCGAATCAGTTCATCCTCGACTATGCGGGCGTTTACCTGGCCACCGACACCGAGTCAGTTGTGCGAACTGGCACCATAGCGGTACAGGGAGAATCTGAGGCCATTGCGGTGTTCGGGTCGGTTAAAATCCCAGACGGCGGTGCGTACAATGTGTACACCGTGAGATTAAAATATACCGTTTCGGCATCGACAACGACCATCGACGAGGTCACCGGGCTTATTGCCGCCCCCACCGGAGGGATGCAGGAGCTACCGGAATCGGGGACGGCAGGGCTAATTACCCCGGCGACCGTGGCGACCTATACGATATTCATCACAGTTGAACGGACGGCCGGTTCCTCGGATTTTAATCCCAGGGCGATTCTCTATGCGAGGGAAGTGGGTGCTTAGTTGGACAAGGATAAAGACCCATTCGAGCGGCTGAACGCTAGGATCGCCCTGGGTGTGATGCCTCTGCTCAACGGCATCAGCTACCGAGCCAGGGCGTTGACTGTTCTGGCGTGGTGCCAGCTGCTGTTCATGGTCATAGCCATCGGGCTCCTGGCGGCAGTGCTGGGCAGGGTTATCTGATGGCAGACTCCGACGAACAGGAGGTGGGCAAGGACGAGGCCCGTGACAAGGTAACGCTCTCTGGGCGGGAGCTGATCATTCTGGTGATCTTCACTCCGGTGGTGTTCACCTGGCTGTTCCTGGGCGCCAGGATCGTCTGGTCGGCTAGTAGCAACCCAGACACCCTGGACAACATCGAGGGTCTCCTCACAGCTCTGGCGGTCATGACGGTGCCTGTATCTATGGGCCTGACCGAATTGTTCAAATCGAAGGACAAGGGATGAAAAAGGTACAGCTGGTAATTAAATCTCGGCGGGTGTATTTCCCGACATTACGTCTGCCAATCGTGGGCGCCGGCGTCACTCTGCCGCTCGACTTCTCCGTCAAGCTGCCCAGCCTCCAGGGCCTAAACCTCGGGTCGAGGACGGGGAGTATTGTGGCAATGGCCCTGGTGGTCTCAGGGTTGGTCATTAGCGGGGCGATTTATTTCGCAATCAGGGGGATCAACCCCGCCCCGATATGGCCCCAGTCGGCCAGCTATGATGCAGCCAGGGCGCAGAGGTTGGGTCAGGAGCAGCTGCGGGTGGGGGAGACCATACCAGAGGACACCCAGCAGGGCACGATGACCCTGGAGCTGAACATCGGGGGGGCCAGGATCGAGAGCATCAGGTTTTCCGACATGAGCGTGGGCAAGGCATCTGGTCTGACAGACGCCATCGCCATCAGCTCGTCGTCAGGTAAAATCCTATGCGAGACGCTCCAGCTGATCGATGTCGAGGCAACGGACTTCCTCTTCGCCAGCTCCACGGCCTATGCATTCAGTGTCGCAACCACCACCGCCGACGGTCTTAGCATCTCCCCCACCCTGTCCAGCGATCCGATCAAGTACGCTTTCGGCTCCACCCGTGGAGCCCTGAACGTCCCAGAGGTTTCCGGTGGCACGTTTGACAGAATCCTGATCTCATCCAACGCCACCTCCACCGTGGGGTTGATCAGTTTCGAGAGGGTGAAAGCCTATGGGGCAGGGATCACCATCACTGACATTCAGTGCGGCGAGGTGATCATCCTGGGAACCGATGCCGACGAGAGCGTTTTCGGGGACGGGACCGGGATTGATAGTGCCTCATTCACGGTTGCGAATACGGTCCTGATCTCATCCTCCACCCTGATAAACAACGTGGAACGCCCGGTGAGCGTCAGATAATGAGGCATGGCGATCTAAGGCTTAGAATGGAACGAGTGGTGGCTAACCACCGGTCCGTGAGCATAGCGGCCTCTCTGGGGCTGCTGGGTGGGTTAGCATGGCTGTTCCAGAGGTGGAGAGGCCACGATAGTGAGGTGAGCTGATGCCCTGGCTTGGAAAGGTCCGTCCCCAGATTCTGGTCGCAATCATGGTGCTGGGAACCATCTCCACTCTGTCGATCCTCAACGGGGACATCGAATACATCGCCGTCGCCACCGGCTGCACGGGTGGGATCATTGCCCTGGGCATGAAGCTTCTTGAGGGGGAATAGAGCCAGGATGCTCAGCCGTGCTGCTCAGTGGGCCACAATTGGCATTTGCGTCGGGGTATGGGTGACCCTAATCTATCTCGTGGCGAGGGGATGATGTTCGCAGGTTTATGGCTGAAGGTGACCGGCCTGCTCAACGGCACTCATCTGGCCTGGTGTATGGCGTGCAGGAGCTCCCAGGTTTCCAAGACGCTCCGGACGGTGGAGGTGAACAGTGCAAGGCGGCGATCACGTCGGACGGTCGGTAGGTGCCGGGCCTGTTCAGGAGCCACGTCCACCTTCGTGGCTTAAACCGGTGAGGCTGCCTGTCTACACGTTCGGAGAGTGCAGGGCATCGGGCACTTGCGGCCAGTTCTGGACCGACCTGGCTGATGGTGTCTGTGTGGAGCATTGGGACCGGGGTTACCCCAGCGGGCAGCATCAGCCAGGTCAATGATGTAGAGTTGTAAAGTCTCCTTTCTCCGGGGTGGGGGTCACCCATTGAGGGGCGCAGACGTTCTGCGCTGATTCCCACCCCACAAAACCTCCCCACTGCAACACCTCCAGGCCACCGCTTTTCCCCCGCTCTAGCTAGTTTCACCCCGATCTCCCCGATATTTGGCAAATACAAGGGAAATCTGTGCCTATTCCCTATTGACAACGATCAACCACCACACTATACTTGCCGTAGGCAAGTCCAAACAGCACAGCGAAAGGAGCAACACGATGGGGATCACGATCAGGGGCAACGGACTAAAGAGCAACACCCCCAACCGGATGGGAAAGGCCAAGTTCCTCAACAACAAGCCAACGTGCAAGCACGGTGTAGAGATAGTGCTTTGCGGACCTTGCTGGAGCGCACAGCGAAACAGCCAGTCATAAGCACCTTAGAAGGAGAGGGAGAACATCATGAAGCAGGTCAAGTTGAACCAGGTTAAGAAGGGCGAGTTCCTGATGCGGTTGAATCCGCTGTCTACCGTGCCACCTCACATAATGATGGCCGTCGGTGGATTACAGCCCTCCGAGTCCAACGTGTGGGTGAAGGGGGATTACATCAGGGAAGCCAAGAAGTTCTCGGTCACCAAGTTTTCCGATGCGAACCGGGAGTATCTGATGAAGGGCGACGCCCTGGTTTGGGTGGGGTTCACGTTCTAATCCACGGCGGGGCTTCGGCCCCGCCAGGTCACCGGAATCGACCGGTCTGATGAGGGTGCCAGAAGCACCTAGAAACCAAAACCAAGGAGGGAGACAGGGATGACAAAGAAGGATTACCAACTGATAGCCGAGGCACTCAAGGTGGCGGCTGAGAGAGACGTAGAGTTGCGCCGAGGTGTTATGGACTTTCAGGGGGGGGCAGAACCGGCAATCGTATGGTACTTGACCGTCAACGAGTTGATAGTACGGCTCAAAGCCGACAACCCCAAGTTCAACGACACGATCTTCAGGGCGGCGGTGGAGCCAAGGGTTTCGGATGGGGAGCAGGTGATCGCCGTACCTGGTGGGACTGGAACCAGACCGATTCTTTAGACGGCTGATGGGCAGGGGCTTCGGCCCCTGTTAAAGCCCCAGACCTGATGTCCAAAGGACAGGTCAAAATTTCAGGGCTAGGAGACAGGGAGATGGTTAGGAAGACAGTGGCGAACAGGTTCGAGATCGACACGGAAGGGATGAAGGCACTGCACGGGGGGCGTCCGTTGTGGTCGCTGGTGAAGGAGTTGGTAGCCAACACCTGGGACGAGGAAGGCACCACCACCTGCACCACCACGATAGACAGCAAGAAGCAGCGGGGGCGGTTCCTGGTCCATGTGGCGGTTGAGGATGACGCAGGGGGATTCAGCGACATTGACGATGCGTTCACCCTGATGAGGCACACCGACAAACGGGAGAACTCCACGGTGCGGGGACGGTTCAACATCGGCGAGAAAGAGATCATCTCGATTGCCGAATGGGCCAGGGTGGAAACGGTGGGCAAGACCATAACGTTTCCCAAGACCGGTGGGCGGGAGATCACCGACAATGACCGCACGGTTGGCACGGTTGTTGAGGCGTGGGTTCTCAAGGACACGGACGTGGTCGCTGAGACGGTTGCCATGCTGTTGAACTTCATCCCCCCGCAGGGCATAACCAACACCGTGAACGGCCAGATGATCGGCGTTCGGGATCACGTCGCCAACACCTCGGCGCAACTCTACACCGTGATCTCGTCTTCTAAGGGCGACGGCACGATGTATCAGGTGTCAAAGAAAGCCGACATCGAGATATACAAACCTCTGAACGTGCCATCTCTTTACGAGATGGGAATCTACATCCAGCCGATTGAAGCACCCTACGACGTCAACATCATGCAGAAGGTGCCGCTCCCCCCCAACCGGGACGCCGTGAACAGGGCATACGTCCAGGATGTCTACGCCGAGGTTCTCAACGCCACCTCCCACCTGCTGGACGGGTCACAGGCGTCGGAGCCGTGGGTTCAAATGGCTGTAGAGGATACCAGGACAAGCGACGAGGCCGTTGCCAAGGTTTTGAAGGAGAAACTCGGCCCAGACGCCGTTCTCTGGTCATCGGACACCCTGGCAAACGAACGGGCATATGAGGCCGGCAAGGACATCGTGCATCCCCGCACGTTGAGCAAGAAGGAGAAGGAAAGGTTCCAGGGGTTGGCGGTTGCGCCCCTGGTAAGCTCGACGGCAGAGTTCAAACTGCTAACCAACAACGAGGACGGGATCAAGTTCGAGACCCTTGAGATGCAGCCAAAGTGGGCCAATGTTGTGGCCTACACCAAGTGGCTCTCGCTGAAGCTCCTAGGGTTTGAAGGCACCGTGCAGTTCATCCACCCCAAGATGGTGCAGGACAATCGGGTTGCTCAGTATGGAAGCCGAACCCTGGATTTCGTTCCGAACCGGTTGGGTGACCGATGGTTTGACATGCCAGAGGGAACACCGCAGGCCCATCAGACCGAGTTGATCCTCCATGAGCTTGCCCACCATAGCATTAGCGACAGGCCGCACACGGGGGATTACCTGAACACGTTTGCGGCACTCAGCGCCAAGGCGGTCCACCTTGCCTTAGAGGGCGACTGGTTTGTCGGGCAGGGGGGTTAGTCGGAAAGGCTGGCCCAGGTGCCTCTAACGGCACCTGGGGGGCCTTGTGGGGTGGGTGGCTTTGGTCGCCCACCCCGTGGGCGTTAATAGGGTGTGACACCGAATAGGGAGGGTGGAATGAACCTACGGAGCAAGCTCCAGGCCGAGATGGCAGAAGCCGAGCGTAAAGCCTGGGACAGCCTGGCCCGGTATAAGTTCCAGATGTTCGGCTACTGGTGCGCCATCTGGGTGCACCTGAATCGGGTGGGGGAGTTCAAGCACCCCAACCCCTGGGCGGCTCTGGTGAAGCAGGCCGCAACACGGGAAGGGGGTTACCAAAATGCTAACGGTCACTGAGACCAAGGCACCGGATGGCTGGGTGGTTAATCCAACGGCCTGGCCCAGCCCAGGGCGCACGGTGTGGGATGGGGTGATAGTGCATCGCTATCGCCGCTATGGGGACTGGTGGCAGTGCCAGGGATGTTCTGTGACGTTGTTGGAGATTGATGCCCCTCTACGCAAGGGGTGCCCCCACATACAGGCGGTCAGGGATTACGAGAAAGGAGAGGTGAAGGATCATGGGGCAGTTCGTTGAGAGGTCAAAAGCGGTGGGCTACAGGGAGTTCCTGGCCTACGAAACGGTGCGCCGATCTGGTGAGACCAACATGTTCGACATCGCCAAGGTGATCGAGTTGAGCGAGGGAGTGCTGACCAAGGAACTGGTGCATGCGATCATGATCAACTTCGTAGAGTTCAGCGACATGTATCCGGTGGATCAATGTCCTGAGTGTGAGCGGGTGATCGAGCTAGACGTTGGGGCTACGATCAGGTGTCCAGACTGCGAGGCCGAGCCGGATTATTACGTCCCCGACTATATGCAGGAGAGGCACAGCGATCTGAACACCATCGACCTCGACCATGACATGGGGATCAGAGACCTCACCAGCCCGTTCGGGGATGGTGGTTCGGCGTAGGTGGTTAGGCCCGAAGCGGTTCCGCACAGCCAGTGCGGGGCGTCCACGTAATCCCTGGCAGTTCGGGTTGTCAGGGAAATAGGATGAGAAAAGGAGAATAGGAGATACCCCGATTTCGGGTGGGCATTGGCGATGTTGTAGCGAGCCGGTGCCCGCATATGGTAAGCGCAAGAAGGAGCACCTGATGGCACATGGAATTACTGAGACGGATGGAATGGCGTTTGTGGGGCGACAGCCCTGGCATGGGTTGGGAACCCTGGTTGACGGGGATGCGATGACGGCCGCCGAGGCGATCTCGGCGGCGGGGCTCGACTGGGAGGTGGTTACGAGGGAAGTCTACATGGAGCCTCTTGGCTCCACCGTATACGGGGCTGGTTCAGATTGGAGAGGGGTGAAGGTGCAGGGCAAGGTGGCGGTGGTACGGGAGGACACCGAGACCGTGTTCAACATCCTGGGGGCCAAGTACACCCCCGTCCAGAACGTGGAGTGCTTTGGATTCTTCGATGAGATCGTGGGGGCCGGGCAGGCCACATACCACACGGCTGGTTCCCTCTGGGGTGGCCGCAGGGTGTGGATACTGGCGAGGATCGGGAACGGTGAGTACGTGTTGGACAACGGGGAGAAGCTGGAATCCTTCGTGCTGCTGGATAACTCCCATGACGGCTCCTCGGCCCTGCGGATGCGTTTGACGCCCATCAGGGTGGTCTGCTCCAACACCCTGTCGGCAGCTACCCTCAAGAGCGCCGAGTTCTACGCAAGGCACACGGGGGGCATCCTGGGCAAGGTTAGAGAGGCCCGTGATCTCCTGGGGCTGAACAAGGTGTACATGGACGCTTTCATAGATCAGTGCAACGAGATCGCCAGCCATGCCTTCACGTCATGGGACATGGAGCGGTTGACCTACAAGGTTTTAGACCTTGATCCAGACAAGCCGTTTTCGGGCCAGCACGGGGCCAAGGAAGGCTCGGCCCGCACGGTGTTCGATCTGTTCTCCACCGGCCAGGGTAACCAGGGCAAGACCAGGTGGGATGCCTACAACGCCGTCACGGAATTTGTGGATTACAGCAAGGGCGGCAAGGCGTCCGAATCGGTTGCCAGTACAGAGGTGGTGGACGTGGAGCGACGGCTGAACGGGACGTGGTTTGGCGACGGCGCCAGGATCAGGCAGGTGGCGTGGGACATTCTCACCCTACCGGATCGCCAGATGGGCAAGGCGTTGTCCCTAAAAGGGGTGTGATGGCAGGGGGTAAAGAGAGCGACATCGAGTTTCGTATATGCGCCCCGTGCTGGCGGTCTCATCTGAGAGACGAGGAGGTGGACAAGCACCGGTGCATCGACCCCTGGTGTCATTGCCCATGCACCGACACCAAGGACTTCTAGGATAACGGGTGGGTGGTGGTTGTTGGTGGTAGACTGTCGTCAACAACCACCACCAGGGAGGTGAAACATGGAGACTAAGCGATGGGGAACGGTCAAGGATGCAAGCGAGCATTTCGGCATCAGCCGGCAACGTGTGCATCAGCTGAAAAAGAAGGGTGCCCTGGGGGAGTGCAAGTTCATCGACACCCCCAGGGGGATCGTGTGGCTGATACCCTTGCCGTTCCGTCGTCGCCATCTGGTGAACGGTGTTCATACAGGAGAGAAGGAGAGTGACATTGGACTATCGAAGCGTGGAACACACTAAAGACCTGAGCCTGGAAGAGCTTTGCGTTGAACTCAGGGAGTTGACCGGTACGATCTCCACGATGCAGCAGGCGAAATGGTTGTTGGAAGGATCGATTGCCGAGCAGATGGATGCCCTGGGGGCCACGATGGTGCGCCACGACGATGGCATCACCCGGCTGTCATATGACGTGGCTTACGACTACGCCGCACTGGCACAGCTGCGTGAGATCACCGACCCAGAAGACCTCAAGGGCATCTATTACCCTGCCGGGGAAAAGACGGTGCAAACGCCAGAGAAATGGAACATGAGCAAGGGGCGGTCTCTGGCCAACCTGGGCGGGGAGCATCGAGCGATTATCGAACGGGCAAGGAAGGTCCAGAAGGATCGCCCGTCAATCAAGTTTTACGAGAAGGACGAAAGGAGCACCCGATGACGTACCAGGTGGAAACTCAGGCATCCATCATGGAGGTCAAGGACGGCGGCTGGAAATACTCAGTCGACGCCATGATCCCAGAGCTTGGGGAGAAGATGTTCCGGTTTATCAGCTGGAACAAGAAGCAGGGGCCACCCCCGGCCACGGGGACCGAGGTGATGGCCACCATGCAGCCATACCGGCGCAGCCCGTACTGGATCAACAAGGGCGACATACCGGAGGGGGACGTGGACGGAACCGAGCCGGGTTACATGTTGGATTACAACATGACGGCCGTTCGCCCGTATGCGGGGCCCAGCCCTGGAGGTCAGACCCATGACACCTCTGGCCCGGCTAATGCGCCTCTAAGCGCCACCCAGGGCGCACCAACGGCCAAGGGTGGAGTCCAACGGGGCGTGGCAATGCATGCGGTGTCTAGGATGGCGGCGGCGGGGATGTGGTTTGAGAACTTTGACTCCCTGATGAAGGCGGGGGGCGCTTTCAACGACGCCGTCGATCTGATGGAGTTGATTGCCCGTGGAAACTATAACGACGACTGGCTCCCGTTGGATCGGGGGGCAGATGAGCCGCCCGACTCCCCCCTGGTCAAAGCTGCCCAGGAAATGGGGGCCGTGGTGGTGGAGGTGGCCGACTACTCCAAGGTCGAAAACAAGACGCAGCTGCGGGATTACACCCTGAACAAGGGCTGGAAATCTGGGGACATTTCCAGGGTGTTGACTGAGGCGGGCTATTCCAGTTCGGGTGCCTACCTGTCCACGGATGGGAACACGGTAACGGGGCTTGCCGAGTTGCTCTCTACATCCCTGGACGCAGCGGTCACAGACTTTCCGTGGTAGCAACTGATTGCAACAACCCTGATTGCCCAGATCGATGCAATGGTGGCCCGGTGATCTGCACCGAGGCGCTTTGCACCCTACACGACTACCGGATCAATGCGTGGGGCGTCTGTCTTAGGGCAGACGCCCTGCGGCGTTCAGGCGCCAACACCGCTGAACGCTCCGATGTCGATCTGGGTGACTCCCTGCGCCAGCTGGCAGAGGTATTGGAGCGGCTGGAGTCCGCTGAGCAGCCCCAATTCGCTCAGCGGTACGCCCCGCCCTACACCCCCAGCGGCCGGGATCAACCCCGCAAGCCCCAGCCCCAGAAAGGAGGGACACCCCTACCCCCATGAACAACCTGTCCATTCCAACCATTACCGAGGAAGGCGACCTCTACATCGTCCGCTGGGACGAGGGTGTAATCGTGACCATCTGCGAATGGTACGGTCACCGCAACAAGAAGATCGACGCAGAGATCGAGGTGATCGATGAATCAGAGCTTAATCCCCACCTGTTCGGCCCGGTACGCCAGGAGATAACAGGCACCTTCACAACCGCAATTCGGGAGATCGAGAGGGTGTCGGAGCGTGCCGATTGGCAACAACGATTCACGCAAATAAAAAAGATGGTATTGCCGAAATTCAGAGCGGGGGCGCCGGTGATCTCCCTGGGCAACATGGAGAACCCCCGCCCCACCACCGAGGTCTTGCAGGGGGTTGTCTGGCAGGGATTGCCGTCCCTGGTATACGGCCCTGGAGGGATCGGGAAATCAGCTCTGGCCCTTGTGTTCGCATCGGCCCTTCACACCGGCACGAGTGTGGGGGGAAGACAGGCGATCCAGTCCAACACGCTATACCTGGACTGGGAAACGTCTGAAGACCTGACGTACTGGCGCAACAAGATGATCCTCGACGCCAGCGGCATCACGTCGGGCGATTGGGTTGATCCTGACGCCCATGAGAGCAGGCGCACCGCCTTTGTGTTCTACCGGTTCATGGCTGGGCCGATCTGGGACGCCGTGGAGTTCCTGCGCCAGGAGGTGGCCCGACTCAACATCCGAACCGTGATCGTGGACTCGGCTGGACCGGCGTGTGGTGGGGAGCCCGAGAGCAGTGCGGCCACCCTTGCGTTCTTTGAAGCCCTTAGGAGATTAGGCCCACACGACCAACCGCTGAACACCCTGATACTGGCCCACGTATCCCATGAGGGGAGAAAGAAGATGACAGGGGGCAGCAGTCCATTCGGGTCGGTTTATTGGATCAACATTCCCCGAAACGTTTTCGAGCTCCAGAACGATCAACCGAAGGGTTCCACGGTTGCGTCCTTTGCCCTACACCACCGCAAGTCCAACACCGGCCCGCTCTACGAGGCCGGTGGGTTCAAGATGAATTGGCTACCTGATGGGATAACCCTGGACTATTACGATATCCGTCAGAGCGCCCAGCTAATGTTATCGATGCCGACAGCTGATAGGGCGCACCACCTGATAACCCAGGCCGGTGCAACCTCCACCGGAGAGCTTGCGAGTGAACTGGGATTGAAGGACGATGACGTGTCGGTAGAGCTAACCAAGGACGAGCGGTTCGAGAGCGTGCCTGGGATCGATCAGAACGGCCACAAGGGGCCTGTCTGGGCGATCACTGAGGAACTGGGGGTCTAAGGCGGTTTAATCCCCCATAATCCCATTAAGAGGCTATAGCCCTGACCCCCCACCCCCTTAAGGGGTGTGGGGGATCAGGTGGGACTTATGACTATGATCATAATTGAAAACGAAAGAAGCTTCACCCAACACGTTAGAACCTCGGCAGAGCTTGCTGGGTGGGGGTTGATCTACCACACCCACAACTCCCAGCGGTCAGACCCAGGGTTCCCCGATCTGGTGCTGGTCCGTGGCACCCGGTTGGTCTTCGCCGAGTTGAAGTACGACCCAGGTCATGCGGATTGGGACGACAGATCGAGGCGCAAGGCACCGGTGACCGATCATCAGAAACGGTGGCAGGTGGGGCTCCAGGGCATCCCAGGGGTGGAGTTCTACCTCTGGCGATACCCCGAACACGTTGATCAGCTGGAGGCCGTGCTGGCCTGATCGTTCTAGTGTGAGCCAATTAGTTGTAGGCGCACCCCCACACAACCCCCCCAGCTTCCCCCCCGTTCCTCCGTGTGCTAGTATGACGCAATTGACGATTGGCAACCAGCATGGAGGGATCATGGCTTTCAAGGATCGGGTCAAGGAACTGCGACGAGTCCCAGCCTCCCAGCTGAGAGCCAACCCCAAGAACTGGCGATCCCATCCACCGAATCAGGCGGCCGCCATGCAGGGGGTTCTTGAGGAGATCGGTTTCGCAGATGCTATGATCGCCAGAGAGACCGAGGATGGGCTGGAACTTATAGACGGGCACCTCCGTCGAGAGATCATGGGAGACCAGGAGGTGCCTGTTCTTATTGTCGACGTGACCGAGGAGGAAGCTGATCAGATGCTCCTGACCCTCGATCCCCTGGCTGCGATGGCTATTGCGGATGATTCCCAGCTGCGGAAGCTTCTCCAGGGGGTAGATATTCAGAACGAGCAGATTCGCCTCATTACGAATGAGTTGCAAGCCCAGATTGACGACTGGGTTGCTGACGCCGACATAATCAACCGGATCACTCCCCTCGACGCTTCGATGGACGGCCATTTCAGGGTCACGTTTCCAGAAGACCTGAGAGATGAGGTGACGGAAGCTGTCACAGACTACGTTAGAACCCAGGGCTGGAACGGCGTCCAGGTCGGCTAAGGTTAATTTCCTGATTTCGTTCCCGTATTGGGAGCAGAGCGCAGGGGGTTTCTGGCGTTTACTGGGTGAGCAAGACCCGGCCAGGTTTCGGCTCCTGATAGACTCCGGGGCGTATAGCGCCTGGACGTTGGGGGAGCCAATAGTGATGAACGATTACCTCCGGTTCATCCGCTCGTTCCCCTCTTCCTGGGACGTGTCTTTCATCCAGCTGGACGTCATCGGTGACCCGATCAAAACGAAAGAGAATTGGCTGCGGATGTTGGATGCGGGCGTTGATGCCCTGCCTGTATTCACCAGGGGTGGCGACCTGGAGGTGTTGGACGAATACTACCGGCAATCCCCGCTCGTCATGTTTGGGGGCATCGTGAGCGGCAAGGGGAACAAGAACTACATCCGCTATTTCATGGAGAACAACCAGGGTCGCCCGGTTCACTGGTTGGGGTTCTCCGATCATAATTTCATCAAGCATTATCGCCCGACCAGCGTAGATGCCAGCAGCGTCACATCTGTTCAGCGCTATGGCAGTTTCATGTACTACATCGGGGGAGGACAGATGAAGACGTTAGGCAGACAGGAGTTCGCCAAGCGACCCCCCGAAAGCTTCGTCCGGTCTTGTCTCCAGGTGGGGTTCACTCAGGGCGAGATAGCCCGTCTGAGTAAGTCAGCCCATTGGAGAGGTGGGGCGAACTCGACGAGCTGGGATAGCGGGAGGGGTGTAGCATCTCTTATGTCCTACGTTCATCACGTTTATCGGGGCATGGACATGGAAAGGTCCGTCGGCACAACGTACTATCTGGCACAGACGACGACGTTTGAGGTGGGTGCTCTGTTCAGGTCTTATGAGTTCCTAGAAGAACGGGGGCGATTGCAATCTGTAGCATCTTCGGGGCAGTAGGGAACGACCCTGATCTGGGCATCCTCCACCGGATCGCAGAGCGGGCGAAGGATCGGGGGCGGGATGGCGGCCAGATGCAACGGTACGATCTGGCTGGTGGGCAGGTGGCGTACCTGGGGAACTGGAGGGCCACCCCGACGACTGAGGTCTGGGATGCAGAGGACCAACCCTACGACGGGGTCGTTCACAATGGCACGATAGCCAACGACGTGGAGCTGGGGGCGTTGCCGGGCGAGGTGGATTCGATGGTCTTGCCACGGGTTATTGACCGCTCCTCCCTGCGTTCTGTTGCCTGTTCACTAGGCAAGGTGCAGGGCAGCTTTGCGATCGCAGCGGTGTCCTCAGACACGGTGTATGCAGCAGTCAACTATAAGCCCCTCCACCTGCTACGCATTGCAGGGGTCACGTACTTCAGTTCGATGGAGCGACACCTGCTCCCTGAGTGTGGCTTTGGTCTGCGCCCTGGCCGCCTTCAACCCTATACCGTCACAGACCTGATCAGCGGGGATTCCCTCCCGTTGCCTCGGGAAACGACCTCCAGGGCTTTGGTGGTTTGCTCCGCTGGACTGGACAGCACCACCGTCGCATACGATCTGGTTGCCAAGGGTTATGAGGTGGACCTGCTTCATTTCCGATACGGGTGCAGGGCAGAGTCCAGGGAGGTGCAGATGGTTCAGAAGATAGCGGATGATCTACGTCGAGAAGTTGTTTTCTTAGACATCGACTATTCTTCATTCACGGGGCAATCTCCATTGCTTACCGGCGGCTCTATATCCCAGGGCAAAGCGGGGGCTGAGTATGCTCATGAATGGGTTCCAGCCAGGAACTTACTGATGCTCGCCCATGCCGTGGCTTATGCGGAGGCGAACGAGTATTCGTTCGTCGCCCTGGGCAACAACCTGGAGGAGAGCGGTGCGTTCCCTGATAACGAAGAGGAGTTCACCAACCTCCTCGGCCACGCCTTGGATTATGCCGTTCATGATGGTGGGCATGTGCAGCTGATCAGCCCGGTGGGAGGGATGATGAAGCATGAGATCGTGAAGCTGGGGACATCCCTGGGGGTTCCCTATGGCTTGACGTGGTCATGTTATTACGGGGGTGAAGTTCACTGTGGAAATTGCGGTCCCTGCTTTATGCGGGAGACCGCTTTTGATCGAAATGGCTTAGAGGTGCCAATGTGAGAGGAGATAGCAGATGAGTGTTGATACCCAAGAACCGGCAACCTGGACGGTGTATGAAGCGGCCCACATTCTGGGCATCGGAAGGAACCTAGCGTATGGGTTGGCAAGGAGGGGTGAGCTACCTGGTGCTCTATACCTGGGTGGTCGCATCGTTGTGAGTCGCAAGATACTAGAACAGTACTTGAACGGGGCTGTCCCCCAAAGCCTGGAAGGGAACATCTGATGCCAGTCACGTTGCAGGATGACATGTTCGGGAAGCCCCGGCCCATCTTTTCCCGCATAGCAGCATGGCTCAAGCCATACGCCGAACCCATCTGGTGGCTGTGTGGAGAGGGTACAGACCAGCGCATCGCCGACGACGATCCCTACATGATCGTCAAGTACTGGATCACCTATGAGGGCCTGGGCGCCGTGCTGGGTGAGGATGCTCTGATGGCGTTCACTGACTGGTTCACAGCTGCCCCAGGACCGACGGTGCCGGAACACCTGCGCCGGACTCGTCAGGCTCTAACCTCCAGGGAGCATCACGGGAAGCCAGTGGAGCCGTACATGCGAGAGTCCGAACACGTACACCAGGCACGGGCGAGGAAGCGCCAGATGGTAACCGAACAAATGCAGGGGGCATGATGTTGACGATCAGCATTGCCAAGAGCTACACCTGGGAGATGGGCCACGCCCTGGCCAACCACGACGGCAAGTGCTACCACCCACACGGTCACAACTACCGGCTCGAGGTGGAGGTGTCAGGGAAGGTGGGGGAGGAGTCTGGGATGGTGTTGGACTTTGCCCAGCTGGACGACCTGATGGAACCGTTGATCGCCGACAACTTTGACCACAAATTCTTGATGAACGACACTGATGAGAGGCACCACGGGGGCAACCTGCATCCAGACTTTGACGTGACCACCCACCCCTTCGAACCCACCGCTGAGAACCTGGCGGTGAGGGTCTGGTTGCAGATCGAAGATTTCCAACGATCAGCCCACGCCTTTGAAGGGGTGGCCCTGGAGCGGGTGACCATCTGGGAAACGGACAGAGCCAGTGCGACGATACGGCGTTCATAAGATATTCGGCCCCACGATCCAGGGTGAGGGCAGCATGACCGGTACGGTCTGCCATTTCATCAGGTTGAGCGGTTGCAATATGTGGGACGGCAGACCGGAGACCAGGGCACAGTCCCTCTGCCCGTTTTGCGACACTGATTTCTTCAGCCATACCATGCTGACAGCTGATCAGATCGCTGCCCAGCTGGCGGCCCTGGGGCGGGTTACCTGGGTCACTATATCTGGCGGGGAGCCAGCCCTCCAGGTAGACCGCCAGCTGATCGACGTGCTACACGATCAAGGGTTCAAGGTGGCGGTAGAATCAAACGGTACGAGAATGATTGACGCCCAGGTGGACCACCTAACCATCTCCCCCAAACTCCCACCGGACCAGACCGTGGTGACCAGCTGTGACACCCTCAAGGTGTTGTTCCCCCACCCTGACCCCAGGATTCTACCGGAGGGCTACGACGGGATCAGGGCGGCCACCAGATACATTCAACCCATCGATGCCGAAGACCCGGTGAAGAGCCGCCACAACCTGGAACGGGCGCTGGCCAAGGTGTACTCGATGCCAGGGTGGAAGCTCAGCATTCAGACTCATAAGCTGATCGAAGTCGAATGATCTACCTGACATGGGACGACGTAGACCAGCGTATACGCCGCCTAGAGGTCGGTGGGAAGCGGGTCTGGGGTATCCCCAGGGGAGGAGCCATTGTCGGCGCTCTCTCACGCAGCCAGGGCGCCGTCCTGGTTGGAACACCTGGTGAGGCAGAGTTGGCTGTTGATGACATCATTGACAGCGGTGCAACATCTGCCAGGATCATGGCGCAACACGGCCTCACCACGGTTGCCCTGGTGGACAAGCAGAAAGAGGGCATTGACGAATGGGTGTCCTTCCCCTGGGAAGAATCACCAGAGAAGGACATTCGGGATTCTGTGACCAGGATGATCGAGTTCATCGGGGACGACCCAGGGCGGCAGGGGATGCTCAAGACCCCTGACCGTGTTGTTGAATCGTGGTCGACTCTGTTCGAGGGGTACACCCAGGACCCAGAGCGGCACCTGGTCTGGTTTGAAGACGACACTGATGAGATGATTATCTCCAGAGGCATCCAGTTCTACAGCACCTGCGAACACCATATGTTGCCGTTCTTTGGCACGGTATCGATTGGCTACATCCCCCAGGGGAAGGTCATCGGTATCTCTAAGCTCTCCAGGATCGTGAACGTGTTTGCCCGGCGGTTTCAGATACAGGAGAGGATGACTCGGCAGATCGGGGAGCTGATCGAGCCGAACGTGCTGGGGGTGGCGGTGAACACCAAGGCCCAGCACCTCTGCATGATGGCAAGAGGCGTTAAGCAGCAGGGGGCCGACATGGTGACCAACTACCTGTCGGGACCGTTCCGAGATTTACCAGAGGCAAGGGCTGAGTTCCTGGGGGCAGTCAATGGCTGATCGGCACCCGAACCAACCTCCGAGCAAGGCCGCCAGGGTGACAGCTGAGACCAGGCGATACCAGATGCTGGAACTCACCAAGGCCGGGGCCAGCGAGCGGCAGATAGCCGAGTCGCTGGGGGTGTCCCGTGGCCTGGTTCACCGGGAGGTGAAGAGGGTGCTGGGCGACCTGGCGAAGGCCCATGACCGCTCCGCTAACATCGTCCGAGCCCTCCAGATGGAACGCTACCTCACGATGCTCTCCAGGTGGTGGCAGCAGGCTCTGGCAGGGGACGAAACTGCCAGCAACATGGTTCTGCGGATCATGGCAAGAATCGACATTATCAACGGTATCATTCCCGACAAGCCCCTGATCGACATGAGAACTCAGACGCTGCTGATCGGGGAAGGCATCGGCCTCATGGAACTGGCGAGGGTTGTGGCTAATGGAAGCGGTCAATTCGCAGCTGATGGGGTTGGCTCAGACGATCCAGGACAGCCCCGTTCTATACCTCCAACACGCCCTGGGGGCGAACCCCTACCAGAAGCAGATTGAGATTGCGGATGCGATAAAAGACAGTCGCAGGGTCTCGGTTGTGGGATGCAATGGTAGCGGCAAGGACTGGCTCGCTGCCAGATTGGCCCTGTGGTGGGTGACGGCACGTTACCCCGCCAAGGTTATCGTGACCGGTCCCACCTACCGTCAGGTAGACGACGTGGTGTTCAACGAGCTCAAGGCGGCGTACCGGGCGGCCCCGGTGCAGCTGGGCGGCCGGTTGTTCGACTCCCCCCGGTGGGAGCTGGATGAGTCCACGTTCATCGTCGGCTTCTCGACAGATCGCCCCTGGAACCTCCAGGGATTCCATAGCCCCCACCTGCTGGTCATCGTGACCGAGGCCCATGCGATGGATGACGACAGCGTCAATGCGTTGTACCGATTGAACCCGACCACCATGTTGTTGGTGGGAAATCCGTTCGCCACCACCGGGCCGTTCTACGCAAGCCATCACCAGAACCGTGAGCGGTGGAACACGTTCCAGATCAGTGCGATGGACACCCCCAACATCCAGGCGGGAGCGGTTGTAACACCTGGGATGATAACGCCCCAGGATGTGCGGGACAGGGCCGACGAATGGGGTGAAGGGTCGAGCATGTACCGGGCGTCTGTACTGGGGGAATTTGTGGACGACCTGGAGGACGTAATCATCCCCCTGTCCATCCTGCAACGATCCCTGCTCAACGACGTGATCCCAGAGGGGGAGATCATTATAGGCTGCGACGTGGCAAGGTTTGGCAAGGACAAGACGGTGGTTGCGTTGCGCCAGGGCAACCACGCCGAGATCGTCTACAAGACCCAGGGCAAAGACCTGATGAGCATCGCCGGCTGGTTGGGGAGGTATTGTGAAGACCACCAGGTGGGCAAGCTGGTGGTCGATGACACCGGCCTGGGGGGTGGTGTTACTGACCGGCTGAACGAGGTGGGGATACCGGGGACCGAGATCATAGCGTTCAAGGGTGGGGAGAAGGCCCAGGCTTCAGATCGGTTTGCCAACCGGATTGCCGAGGCCTGGTGGGTCATGAGGGACTGGGTGATGGGGGGAGGTAGGGTTCCCAACGACGACGCCCTGATCGGGCAGCTGAGCAGCCGAGGTTACAACATCCAGTCGGACCGGAGAATCTCCCTCACCCAGAAGGCCAAGATGTCCAAAAGCCCAGATGAGGCCGACGCCCTGGCGATGGCCATCTATGGGGATTACGACACCGCCGGGGTGGGGGTATGGTGACCAAGGAGTTGCGGTGCCAGGGGTGTGGCAAGCTGCTCGCCGAGAAAGCTGCCAGGGGAACCGTCATTGTCTGCTCCAGGTGTAAGACCAAGAACCAGGTTGACTGACCTGATTTCCCTATGGTAGAGTCCCCTTCAGTGGCCCATTCTGGCACCGTGTCCGTGGCTCAATGCCCAAATGCCAGAGGAGGGTCACGTTGGCGTTTTGGGACAGGTTTGCATCTAAGCAAGAACCCGACACTGTCTCAGCGACCATCCCCCTCATCCCTGATCTATCAGGGGCGCAATACCCCACAGACAATTACGCCAACTTCGCCTCTGAGGGGTATGGGAAAAACGAGATTGTCCACGCCTGCATTCGGGAACTAGCCACCGCAGCCGCCTCACCCCGCTATTACGTCCAGCAAAGCAAGAGGGAGGGTCTTGTTGAGGCCGACCCCTCCACCACTCCACTGGGCCAGTTGTTCACCCGCCCCAACACCCAGGACGACATGTACAGCTGGGTCGAGAAGTTCGTCACGCACTTGGAGGTCGCCGGGAACGTCTACGTCCTCAAGGAACGAAACCGATCCAACCGGGTCATCAACCTCTGGCTCCTGCGCCCTGATCGTGTGTCGATCAAGCCGGGGGACATGCAGCGCCACACCTACCTCTACACCATCGACGGGCGGGACTATGAGATACCGGCCGAGAACATCGCTCACATGGCGTTCCCCAACCCCGGCGGGGACGTTTACGGCATGTCCCCCCTGTCGGTATTGTCAAGGATCGTCAATCTCGATCTAGCGATGACGGATTTCGCCAAGGTGTTCTTTCAGAACGCCGGTGTGCCCAGTGGATTGCTGAAGATCAAGAAACGGATCAACTCAGCCGAAGAGGCCGGGGTGATCCGGTCCAGGTGGCGCTCCACGTTTGGCGGCACCAACAACATGCACAGGGTGGCGATCCTAGACGACGACGCCTCATACCAACCGATGGCGGCAGCACCGAAAGACATGGACTTGACGGGGCTGCACTACCTGACCGAGTCCCGCATCTGTGCCGTGTTCGGGGTTCCTCCCATCCTGATCTCCGCTAACGTGGGTCTAGCCCGCTCCACGTATGCCAACTATAAGGAAGCCAGGCTGGCCTTCCATGGCGAGACCGTTGAGCCGCTCATTTCCAGGATCATCCGGTTCCTCAACAACATGATGACCCCGGAGTTCGGAACGGACTACACCTTGGCGGTGGATTTCAGCGCAGTCCTGTCCCCCCTGGATGATAGCAACGAGCAGGCCACCCGAATCGCCCTGCTATATCAGTCTGGCGTTATCACGCTGAACGAGGCCAGGGGTTATGTAGGCCAAGAAAATGTCGACGGTGGCGAAGCGTTTGTAGCCGTGGGGGTGTCTTTCGGAACCGATAACAAGCCCGACATGGGGTTGCCAGCTGTGCGGGATGTGAAGGAGCTGAAAGCCCCACAGCCCTCTGACCGTGCTATGCGGATGAATGACAGGTTGTTGGAAACCAGAGAGGCCGAGGTGTTGGTGCTGGAACCCCAGCTGGACAGGCACTACCGCATCCTGCGAGACAGGGTCAGCGGAATCCTGGGCCGCTTGATGGAGCGATCCCAGGGCGCCGAAGAGGTGAAGGACATCCCTGGCAGTGCCGATGAGCTGATCCCGCCGGGAGCGACGAACGAGCTGGCTGACATCCTGCGGAATAGCTACATGAGGGTGACACGGGGAACCTACCAGGTCATTGACGACTCTGGGGTTGTGGGCGCCGTGCAGTGGGCAGATGACTCCCCAGTCGTCACCGGCATCCTGACCACGGTGAACGGGCGGGCGAACATGATCCACTCGACCACCAAGAAATACCTCCAGAAGGCCATCGAGACTGCTATGACCCGTGGCTACTCTGTGGAGCAGCTGGCCAGGGGTGTGCCGAAGGAAAATTTCCCAGGAGTGCGATCCCTGATGTCGGAGACCAAGGTACGAGCAAAGCTGATTGCCAGAACCGAGATCATGCGCTCGCAAAACATGACCACCACACGGCTATATCGGCAACAAGGTTTCGACTTCGTCTCAGCTGTGGACATTGATGGGGGCAGGGGTGACAACTATGTCCCCCCTGAAGACCCGTATGGCTTCACCTGTGCCCAGAGGAACGGGACGGTGTATCGAACCGAGGATGCTGAGAACATCATGGACCACCCGAATGGCACCCTGTCGTGGATGCCGATGCCTAGCACCTACAGGGAGTAGTGATGGAAACCAAGATTAGCTCTGGTAGCACAACCAAGGTTCTCGATGCCGGGGCAGGCATCGTCGAAGCCTATGTCAACACGATGGAGGTGATCGACTCAGACGGAGACATCATCTCCAAGGCGGCGTTCGACAATTCGCTGGGGTCTTTGCCCATCCCGGTTCTGTCCTCTCACGATCAGAGCGAGGTCGTTGGGAAGGTGTTAACGGCTCGGGCCGTGGCTGATGCAGCTACCGGCCAGGGGTACAGGCTCCATGCAACGATGCAGATGAACATGGACACCCAGGCAGGGCGTGAGGCGTTCTCTAACGTGGCAGGGGATTTCGTCAGGGAGTGGAGCGTGGGGTTCAACATGAGACCCAACGGCTCCAAGATCGAGACCATCGATGGAACCCCCGTCAGGATCATCAACGACCTGGACTGGGTTGAGGCCAGCACGGTCATTCGGGGCGCATCCCCATACACCCAGACCATCAGCGCCAAGGCGGCCGCCAAGGATGCCATCCCTGGTCACGATACCTCGACCAGCACCGACCCCTGGGACAGCGGGGAGATGATCAAACGAATCTCCAATGAAGCCGAAGCCAGCACCCTCAAGAAGATGTACGCCTACGTCGATCCTGACAAGGATGAAGACACCAAGAGCGCCTATAAATTCCCACACCATAACGTCAGCACTGATGGCATGGTTGGCTCGGCCAACATCAAGGGCTGTCAATCAGCCATCGGAGTCCTGAACGGAGCGATGGGTGGGGCCGACATCCCCGACAGTGACGTGACAGGCGTGTACAAGCACGTTGCAGGTCACCTTGAGGATGCCGACCTTGAACCCGCCGAGCTAG